TGTAGACCACCGAGAATGCCACCCTCTGCGTAGCCATCGATAGCACCCTTAACTGTATCAAAAGCGGTTGTAATGATTGCGATAGGAGCAAAAATTTTGCCCACAATCTTTGAAATACCTGATATGCTGGAACCTAGAGTGCCAAAATAACCCTTAATTATATTTAAGAAGTTTTTGAGTTTAGTTATTGGACCTCCTTCGGCGGCAGTCATGCCTTTCAAAACTTGACCTGCATCTGATACCATATCAGTAAGAGGAGTAAAGAAGTTTTTAAATCCAGAAATCGCTTTACCTAGATTACTTTCTGGATTAATCTTTAAGAACTCGCCCACATTTGCAAGACCTGTTGTTACACTTGTTTTCACACTTGTAATGCTTGTTCCAATACTTGTTCTAAGTGCAGATATTCTATTGTTGATTCTTTCGCTTAGTCCTTTAAGCCCTTCTGACCAAGCACTAGGAGTCAACGTCTTTGCAACTGCTTTCACAGCATCATATTGACCTTTGATGACACCTAATGCACCGCCAAGTGCTAACGCAATACCTTTACCAATAATGCCTAGCCCACCGAAGATGGCAAGTGTGTTTCTTGTTTCTTGCTCAACTCCTGGATCTTCTACTGGTCCTGGATCATCGCTTGATGGAACGGGAGTAGGATCGGCTGGAGGGTTAAGTAAGTCTCTATCTCTTTGATCGTCTAGTGCTTCTTTTTGTAGTGCAAGACTATCACGCATGACAGTGTACATGCCTTCAATGTTAACACTGATAGACCTTAAGATATCGTTTGTCACCTTGACAGAGTTCACGCCAGTATTCCTGCTGAGTTGTCCTTCAGCACGAATTCTATCTATCACACCCTGTAATGTGTTTTCTTCTGCCATTTACTTATTCTCTTGCCTTTGTTGCTCTATAAAATCAATCAGCATTTCATAATATAAGTCCCTTTCAAATGGTAATAATCCTTCAATTTCACTTATCTGATATTTATGATGCTGAGCCAATCCGAAAACCATTTTGTAGTATGACGCCAGAGTGATATGACTCAGCGTTAGATAAAAAAAGTTTCGGTTCCCTCTGCTACAAATGTTTTTTCAGTGCCATCATTCAACTTGTATTTAGTCTCAAACCGCATTTTAGGAATAGTGTCAAAGAATTCTTTGATTCCATTCAGTACATTACTCGTAAGAGAGTCAACAAAATCGTTAACTTCTTCCTCTGTAAAGTCTACAAGTTTGTATACTTGATCTCCGTCTATCACAGATTCAATACAGTTCTTCATCAAATCAAACATTGCTGTTTGCTGTTCTTCAACGTCATCGTTTTGTCTGAGAACTTTGATGAAATCAATTGATGGATACTTCATAGATAATGAGATTGTCTCAGAGACAGGAATAATCTTCTTGTGATTTTCATTTCGTATAATTTCAATGTCATCAATATTCATTTCAAGGTCGATCATCTCTTTAGTATCAGGATCAGAGACTCTAAACTTCAGTTCGTTGTTAACTGCTTTCGCACGAATTTGAATAAGAATGTACTCGAGGTCAAACACTGCTAACTTTTCAATGTCATAATCCTGAATACAGTTTCCTAGTATCTGCTTGATAGACAGAATGATCTGGTCAATGTCATTCGACTCTTGTGCGATCAAAAGAATTTTTTCTTCTTTAACTGTAAATGGTCGAAACTTTACAGTGTCACCGTTAGAAGGAATAGTCAAATCAAATAACGGTTGATCAATCTTTGGTAAAGGCATATTAAACTCCTATAATATAAATTATAATTTCAATGCTCCTAATACTGTCTTAATATTAGTGTATTGGTTGATGGCATCTTGAATACTATTTGGTCTGCGAATAGCTTTAATCGCCTGCCCAAAACTATTTATTGCAGATAAGAAAGACAAGATGCCGTTAACTCCTCTTTCTGCACCCTCTGTAGCTGTGCCTCTCACAGTACCATCTACTTTCAACTCATCAAATGCAAATGTTATTGGTAAGGTCATAACTTCAGCGGCGTTTTCCCAAGACACTGGCACTGCACCTATCGATATCGGATACACATTGCCAAACTTGTACGTGTAAAATTTATTGTCAAGTCCACCTGAGTAGTGAACTATTTCCATAGTGCAAGCATAATCGTCTTTATATCCAAACTCGTATGGCAATAAAGACGATGGACTTTCACTAAAGTACCCGCCAGATACATCGTAGTTTACAATCTCTTGCATCCATCTGTGAAAGAATTTTACAACACCGAAATCACTGTCTACCATAAACCCAGTGTTAATAGGTTGATAGTCAAATGTTGTCGGTCTTTGTTCAGACGGCCCAAAGCCTTTTGGCTTGAATGGTGTTGTACCAACAGAGACTTCTGGAAGATTAGCGGCACGACAAAAGAATGTCAACTCTCTTGTAGGAAACTCTTCATCTAAAATACTTAAATTCTCATTTAGTATAATTCTACAGAAGAAGAGGTTCGTTTGTGCGATACCTTTCTTATTGATTTGGGCTGAAAAGTCTGATATATTGAATGCCATTAGATTGCTCTCCTTGAATCGGCAAAGACTGTTGACTTGCTTGCGCCTTGGAATCTTTCAAGTGGTAAGAACAATGCGATATCCCACTCTGATGGGTAGATATATAAAAATTTACTTCTCAATTGTGGCGTTAAATAGTGTTTAACGCAAGGCTTGAAATATCGAAAACGTGATGCTTGGTTCAGAATATCATAACTAATACGAAGTCTAGTAGTCTCATCATATCTATTGTTGTTTGTCACATCATATAATGCATCCATGAGTTTTGCACGATATGTTAGTGGTAAGTAGTGAAGGTTGATTCCGTAAAACCCGCCCTTCACTTTCTTAAACGGAAATACTAATGGAAATCTATCGAAGTATGGCAATTTTGCTTTGTGCTTGGCATCATAATTAAAAAGGTACATCTGACCAATTAGTGGACGTGCAGTAAGACGGTCCCTATCGCCTCGCATAATTTTATTTTCGTTTACGCGGCGATATGTTTGAGCGGTGTCACGATACCAATCACGTGCTTTTGATTCACGTGCGGGTATTTGTCCTGCACGAACACCCTTAGTTAGAATTTCGTCAAATAGAATTGCCATTTGCTTACTTCATCTTCGCTTCTGCTTCTTGAACTTCTTTTGGATCAACAACACCTTCACTCATCAATCTCTGACGATTAGCTAGGTGTGCGACCTCAACGTCTGCTTTATTCTGACCATGATACTTAACAGCGTGACCTTCTTCGATTAGAATTTCTGTGACAAGACGCTCTTCGCCTTCCCACTCTTCTACAATAAAGTCACCAAGAATACGACCGAATTTACCTTTCATATCTTCGCCGTCTTTGGCAGCGAATGTCTTTAGAATACAATCTTTACCAAGGAGTTCTTTTAGTCTTTCTTTCGATGCTAGACCGAATACCTTTTCTACCTTATCGCTAGTGCGTGATTCTGGTGTATCGATACCCATGATACGTACACGCTCATCTTTTAACCAAACACCGAAACCTAGATCGATATCGACATCTACAGTATCTCCGTCCACGACTTTGATTAGCTTTGCTTTATATTCGTACATTTACTCTTTCTCCATAAAACAGTTGCGTTGGACTGTTTTATTGATTGCTTGTTGTGCCCAGTCCAACTCCTGGATTATTCTGTTATACCATTTAGAGTCGATTTCACTGTTATGAGGATTATCTCGTTCAACTGCCAATTGTTCCATTCTCATTGAGATATAGTTCTGTGCGGCTTTAGCTTTTCTTGCTTCAGACCTTTTTACCTGATTGTCAATAAGATTTTTCTTTGTCGGCGTCAAGCATTCGATATAGTTGCCTTTATAATTCATATTACTTTACTCCTAGGTGCCCTTCGTGCATAATTTGAAATTTCCACCCGCGGTCTTTACAATACTCTTCAGCCGCTTTCCACTTCGCTTGGTTTATACCCCAATTCTTAACTTCGTTAATATACCTACGACTAGTCTGCCCCGTTTTTGTTTTTATCTTAGATACATCAGGTGGCACAGTCTGCGCTTTCGGTTTTACCTCTATGAGGATTGTTTCTTTCTTACCATACTTATTTATCTGTTTCACAAGAAAGTCAGGAAAGTAACGATGCATTCTCCCGTCTATCGGTGAGCGATAAGGTACGATTAGTTCTTCACTTCCCCATTGTAAGACTTTTGGGTGAGAATCCAAATATCTCATCAACTTGAATTCCCATCCACTTCTATAAATAATGTTAGTAGGATCTCCCATGTACTTTTGGGGATGCTTAGGCTTAAAGCGACCCTGGTAATACTTTGTCATAATAAACCAATCTTGATCTTACGTATAAATAATAGTTGTAGAACTATTTATAAAGGATTTTTCATATGGCTGGCGAATCTCCAGAAACAGTAATGGCGAATAGTCGCAATAACAATAGTATTGTGGGCAGGTATGTTTACCCTGATGGACAGTCGGCACACAACATTGTCATGCTGTTTCGAGATTATAGTTATCAACCAACTGCGGGTGTCATTGGGCAGAAGGTAAATCAGAACACTACAGCAAGTGTTGTTCTTCCTATTCCTTCTAACTTACAAGATACGTACAGTGTGCAAATTAACCCATTTGAGTTGGGTTCTATGGGCGCTTTGGCAGCGGATGCATTGAATGGTCAATCAAGAAATATTGCATCTGAAGCTGCCTCAGGTGCAGGTGCGGCATTTAACGACACTGCACAAGCGGAAGGTCTTGGCGGTACAGCTGGTACAGTTCTTTCAAATCTAAAGAGTGCTAGTGCATTTGTTGGGCGTAACGCACTTGATGATTTAGGTATCGGTGGTCTAGCTGGTGCAATTGACGTTGCCACTGGCACTGCCGTTAACCCACACGTAACACTTCGCTTTGAAGGCGTTAACTTGAAGTCGCACACATTCAACTGGTCAATGTCTCCAAGAAATGAGCGTGAAGCAGAGACACTTAAAAATCTAATTAATTTTATTCGTAGTCGTATGTTGCCCTCGTATGATAGAGGACAAGGCTCAACAGCAATTTCTCGTGGTCTACTTAGATATCCAAATCTTGTTGACGTTTACTTTACTGGCATCAACCAAGACTACTTCTATTACTTCAAGCCTGCTATGATACAAAACTTTACTACAGATTACACACCTAACGGTATTGCCCTAAATAGAGGCGGCAGACCAGCGTTTATTAATATGACAATGCAATTAACAGAAGCGTCTATTCATACGGCTAATGACGTAAACGTTCAAGGATAAACCATGCCAAAGTATTTCAGATATTTTCCAGAAATTACTTACCAGAAAAGGCAAGTAAAAAATATCACTCGTAGAGTACGTTTTTTAGAATCTGTTGCGACAGATCCCAGAGTATTTCTTCCGTACGTAATTAAAGACGGAGAAAATGTAGATGAGATTTCTTATCACTACTATGGAACTACTGACTACGTTTGGCTTGTATACTTAGCGAATAACATTATCGATCCATATTATGATTGGCCTATGTCAACAGCAAACATGGATCCTTTTATTGCAGACAAGTATCGTGATGTAGCTGAAAAAGATGAGAGTAGAAGTTTGAGTGACCGTGAAGTTATTCAGTGGACACAGAATGCATCTATTACATCTAACATTGCTTATTACACAAACAGAGATGACCCAGATGTAAAATTGAGTACAGACTCTTATGGCATAGGATTAGATCCAGATTTTCAAGCAGAAGATTGGGATCCACTGAGATACTATGATTATGAGTTCTTACAGAATGAAGATAAGCGTCATATATTTTTAATTGATAGAGCGTTTGCTACACAAACCGAAGCTGAATTGAAGAGTTTAATAAATGTCTAATGGTAATAAATTAGCGGGTTACTACGAACTCGTTGAATTTAAAGTGACCTCATTTCCTGATGAGGAGAAATCGCTTGAACTAAAGCCTATTATCCATACATGGAACTTAACTGAGTCCATGATCAAAGGCGCTATTCGTGGCACCGCTAAGATTTTTGATGCGACTGGTATATTCTACACGTTCCCTCTCAGAGGTCAAGAGCGTTTATCAATCAAATATAAAGACTTCTTTGACAATGAGCGTGAAGAAGACTTATTTATTTACTCTATCACAGATATCAATCCTGTTGGTCAGAACGATGACAGTATTTTAGAATACACAATTCACTTTTGTTCTTTTGGCAAATTTTGGTCAGACAGATACGATATCAAACGTTGCATTGCAGAGGGTACAGAAGGTACTAGAAGATATATTCCTGTCAGTGAACAAGTACAAGTCATATATGATGACTACTATAACACTAAT